GTATTACAACGCCTGCATCAACGCTATAACGTATTACGTGTATCACGCGAACGTATTGAACTTTTAAAGGAGGCAAAGAACCCATGAGCGAACATGACGTTGTAAATCACCCAAAACACTACTGTAGCCATCCGAGTGGAATCGAATGTATCCAGATAACCGAACACATGAGCTTTTGCCTTGGCAACGCTGTTAAGTACATTTGGCGGGCAGACGAGAAACATGACGCCATTGAAGATTTACGCAAAGCAAAGTGGTACATCGAGCGAGAAATCGCAAGGAGATTGAAATGAAAAAAGTGATAATGATGTTGTTGTTAATTAGCAACAGTGCTATTGCTCAGACAACATACCTATACGGCGCTCAAGGGCAAAGCTTAGGCACTGTTCAACAGTCTGGTAGCACTCAATACTTTTATGGCCCACAAGGTGAAAGCCGTGGCACCGCCATGCAGTCTGGCAATACTACCTATGTCTACGGCGCACAAGGTCAAGCTGTAGGTACCGTAATGGCGCCTGGCTATATACCAATGCCATATACCACGCCCCTCTATAATCCATCATCTATGACACCTATTTATGACTCGATATTTGGACGATGACCCTAAGAACTTGCAATAACTGTCAACAACGTAAAAATAATGCAACTGGCAGCGCAGTAAATAACCCAAGCGGTCTAACTTACAAATGGTTTTGCCAAGACTGCACCACGAAAAGGAATCAAAATGAACTCAATAAAAAGATTATGGTTAGTATTAGTCAATCCACCAGCAGCGATGGTTCTTGCTAAAAAAGAGCTTGAGTCTGCTAGGCGTAGTTATTTAGAAAACAAGACCCATCAGGAGTATTACTCAAACCTATGTTCGTTTGATAGCCAACGGATTACACGTCTTGAGAAGTACATAGAGCCAAATGAGTAGTTGGCTAATCATCGTTACAGGAATAATTTATGCGTATATTGCCGTTGAGCAAGGAATCAAGGGTAACTTGCCTATGTGTATTTGTTACGCTTGCTATGCTGGCGCTAATGTGGGCTTGTATTTGATGGCAACTAAATAAGTATACAAATATCGGACAACGATGACCTATTTTTGCATGACTTTTTATTGATAATTCATGCACTTGCAAGCGTTTTTAAAATAGCTAAGGTCTTATTAAATGACTCATTAATAAGGCTTTAAGCTATTTAAAGATTCATTAATAAGTCAACAAATGTGTAGTTAGTTGTACATTTTGTTACTTAATGTCAACACATCTGCTGATATGTATACTTTTTGTCAATAAATATACCTATAGGTATCAATATGTATATTAAATTGATACCTATAGCTCTAACGGATCAAGTCCTAATTCATCAGCCACCATTTTGCAACGGTTTCTAAAAGGTTTGCCATGTTGCGCCCACTTAGCCCCTTCTTGGCGGTGAAAGCTCATGTGGATCATTTCGTGAGCTAGTGTGGTGACAACGGTGTAATAATGCCCGCAACGCCCAGATGAAATGGTAATGGTATGCTCAAAGTCCTCGCCCGTATCGTATAAGTAGGTTCCCATTAGCTCTGGGTCAGATGTAACTACAAAATCAATTTCTTCAGGTAGTGGCATCTTCCACTTAGTAAATGGATAGCAGCAATAAAGAGAAGCGTATAGGTTTTTGACAACCTCTGAGGTTAGCCTCATGTTTATACGGTGTTTATACAACCTCTAAACTCAAACTCACCATTTTGCTCATCACTAACCATAATCATCTCTGGCATTAACATTCTGCCCTGGTCAAACGAAAGCATCACAAATCCGCTACGCCAATCCTTTGGGCCATCTTCGCAATACTCAAACGTAGGCGACATAGGATCAGCCAAGCATCCGGTCTGAACCCCCCACCAGTGACCTTGGTAATTTGAAATCGGTTGGCAGGCCAAAACGTGCGTATGCCCCGTAATAATGTTCGTGTTCCCCGCCGCTTGCAAATTGGCATAACCCGCATTTCGGCCTCCACGATGGCGGTGCTTGACTACCGTATCTTCACCAATCCAATAAGACCAGCACGTTTTCCATTCAGGAAAGTGATATTTAAGACTAAAGCCATCTACACCACTGTACTCAGGCACTTTATTAACTAGCCAGGACTCGTAGCGCATATCGTGATTACCAAGCGTCCAAATCAATTCACACCCTGCTGGGCGATGTTTAGCAATCTCATCTAAGTGATAACGGCAAGCGTTAAGTTCTTGTAAGACGTTAGGCTTCTGATCGTAGTTAATGCTTGGGAAACGGCTTAAAACCTGCCCATCAAAGGCGTCGCCGTTGCAGATAATGACCTGTGGCTTAAACTCTTTAATCATTATCAGCAGGGCTTTAAAGGCCGTGGTGGTGGTATCAGTAAAATGGGCGTCTGAGAACACTATGACACGTTTAACTTTATCGACATCAATACCCCTACGGACATTGTGCGCTGCTAAGTCTATTTTCTTTTTTTCTTTTTTTGGGTCACGCATAGAACTATGCGTATCTAAAGTTATGCCGTAGCGTATTTGTAGCGTAGCCCGTCTATTAAGAGCGCTTCTAGGGTTTATACCTAGCTCTTTAGCAACTAGCGTAGGAGATCCTAATCGTTTCCAGCACTCTATAAACTTTTTATCTTCTTTTTTAGATATTTGCATATGCGCCTAGTAGAATTTTGCCAATTAAATCAGGCATTTATGACAACTTGATTACGCTACTGTACCACCTGCGTCTTTGTAAGCTGTAATTAATTTATCTAGCTTGTTTTCATGCTGGCCATAACCAGCGCCAGGCAATGAAGCCCAAATGTTTTTGACCTTATCAATTGCTATATTGATGTAGCCTTTTTCAATATATTCCAATGCACCGCGTTCTCTAATTTGCTGTATAGCAATTAAGTCTTGAGATAAAGGGCTAAAGTTAGGTAGATTAAGTTGTTTCTTATAAGCGTCATAGTAACGCTTTAGTAGTTGGTATCTGCCCGCCGCCGTGGACGCAAGGCCGGGACGAAGCCATACCAATTTTCTAGGATGGTCGTCATAGCTTTCAAATAAAGCCCCACCCACAATGACGTTATAACCATTGTCACCCTTTCCAGCAGTGCCTTCAGACACCGCAATCATATCGAGAAAAGCCTGTAAATTCGGACTCATTTAACTTCAAGTTGCTGGCGTAGCCAATCTTGCAACGATACTAATTGTTGCGTTGTATAGGCGCAAGCAAGTTCAAGGTTGGTGGCTTTTCCATCAATACCGATGGTGGATTGGGGAATGGGGGACATTGAACCGCTACTGGGTTGGCGCACCCCACCATAAACAGACTTAAGAGCAGACAATTTAGCTTGGTACTCATTTTCAATTCCTTTATTGACTAGCGTTTGTTGCTTGGCAATGGATTCGTTTTTGGCTTGTTGGACTTTAGCCACCGCTTCAACTTCTGCTTTGAAGGCCACCAAATTCCGATACTCATAGCCCCAGCCCAAAAGCAAACCAGCCATAAAAATACTAGCCAAAATTGCGATTCGTACATACGAGATCATTTTGCGGCGAGAGGCTGCGTAGTGACCATTCTTAGCGTTGCTACGATAACGCCAATGACAATCATAATTAAGCTAAAGTATTGCGCTGGAATTAGGTCTTTAAGATAAACAGAGTTATCCATCAAAGCCCCAAAAAGCACCAATAAAACAGAAAACCACATTGTTTTGGACTTTAACGCGCCCATGACATTAGCCATCATTTATCAGCCTTTTGATCTAACTTGTCCAAAATACGTTGCAAAGTAGATTCTAGCTTATCAAACTTAACGTCTAAATCTACTTTGCGAACATAATTTGTTGGTAATGAGATTTCAATATCTTGAACATCTTGCTTTAGTTGCTGAACCGAGTCCCATATCTGACGGCACCACCAACCAACACCAAGAGCCGCGCCAGCACCAAGTAAATTAAATAAATATTGCCAATCCATGATTTACCTCGCAAGTGCATTTTGGTTAGGTTGATACTCTGGTGGAGTAAGACGATTTTGATTCATATAAATTGGAACGCCTTTAGCAGTTGCTTGGGACATTAATTTGATTACTTTACTACGTTCTTCAGCCGGTAGCGTAGATAACAATTCTTCAGTGCCTTTGCCCGATTTAAACCCATCAGTTAAGGTTTTCATAGTCTTTTGACCAAGCGCGCTTTCAAGAATCTGAATACCTTTATTGGCAGTAGAGAACGTAGCACTTAAATAAGACGGCAAACGGAATTTATTAAGGTGGGACATATACAAGTCACGCAACGCATCTTGACCTGCTGAAGCTTGAAATTCAGCTTCCATTGTGGCTTTAGGAATACGCGCTGTG